CAGTTAACTGGATCGTTGATTACAATAAACTTGGGCCACCAAACCTTAGTGGACAATATGACTTTTACTACCAAGGAGATTCTGTAGGTGTTGATACTACTGGCGAATCCCTTGATGTTGCAGAGATGATGGGTATTGTTCAGCGCGGTGGTGCTTGGTATACCGTTGGGGAAGAGCGTATTCAGGGCAGGGCTAAGGCAGTAGATTATTTACGATCTAATCCAGATGTAGTAGAGAAGATTAAGGAACAAATCTATGCCAAATCTTGAGGGCTTTCTGGGCAAAAACAACAACAGGTTTGATGGATGGGAAACTGTTCAAGGAAACTATGGTTGTATGCAATGTGAAGAAGATATGGATCATGCGTATTTTAACGAGGACACCCAGACCCTTGTCTGGATTTGTAGCCAAAAACACGAATCGAAGTTAGAAGTTGTCTGAGCGGGCTGAGATAAAAAGAGACGGTGCCAAGGCTCAGAAGAACTCTGGGCGTGGACAATATCAAAAGGGCGATGCCATCATGGGTCCATTTCTTGTGGACTACAAGGAGGCTTCTAGGTCTTTTACGCTCAACAAAGATGTGTGGGCAAAGATTTGTACCGATACGTTTAAAGTGTCTAGGGATTTGTATCCTTGTCTTAAGATTATTATTGGCGAAAATAACGATAAGGTTCGCCTAGCCATTATTGAATGGGCTTATTTAGAAGATTTGTTGGAAGGTCAGAATGAACGATAATATTCTAGAATCAATTAGTGAAGTATCTGAGTTTAATGAATTAGCCAAGTTTATGCAAGACCCTGATCTTGACGAGGCTCTGTCCCTTGTGATAAAATTAATTGTTAAACCTGATGTTCCCGCTGCCAAAGCGCCGGAACTTATTGTTAGACTACAGGCTATGAGTGCTAAGTTTGCTATGCAAAAACGTTACTACATGACCTTTGAGAAAGGTACTGAGGCTTCTGTGAAAAAGAATACTTATGCTTCAGCGGCAGACGCAATTGATAAGGTTGTGGACAGTCTTAAATATATTGCAAGATATGGAGCGTAATGGCTAATAGTATTATTGGAAGTTTAAAGTTTCAGAAGCCGCCAGCGGGTGGGTTTGATCCTAATCAGTTTGCGGAAGAGATTGAAACAAGTTATTTAAATCAACGGAGACCAAATGGATTTACACAAAAAGTTACCTTCAGTCCCAGTAGCCTTGGATACGGTCACGGAAATTGCCCACGCTACTGGTTCTATGCTTTTTCCGGCACTGAGTTTTCTGAGACAACGACAGCGCAGGGTCTGGCGAATATGCAAAACGGCAGTGCAGCACATGACAGGTTACAGAAAGTTATAGGCGCAATAAATCGACCTACAGAGTTTGAAGTTGAAATTAAAAATGAAGACCCACCTATTCGCGGATTCGTTGATGTTGTCATGGACTGGGATGGGGAAACGGTTATTGGTGAGATTAAGACGGCAAAGGAAGAAGTTTACGCCCATCGCCAAAGCAGCATGAAACCATCTGGCAACCACCTTTTGCAGTTGCTAGTTTATATGAAAGTTCTTAAGGTATCGCAGGGTGTCTTTATCTATGAGAATAAAAACAATCAAGAACTTTGTCTAATTCCTATTCGCGTCAATGAACGATATATTGGTATTATTGACGAATTGTTTGAGTGGATGCGTGATGTGCGTGCGGCCTATGAGGCTAAAGACCTTCCTAGGCGTGTTGCCACTAAGAGTACTCCTATGTGCAAGAATTGTCCCGTCAGGGATACTTGCTGGGAGAATAAGAAGGACGAAGCGACACTTGAAATTAGGAAATATGAGCCACCAAAATGACAGGTGTTTGCGCGTACGATAAGTGTAAAAAAGAGTTTACAAAGTCTACTCATAATCAAAAGTATTGTTCTGATGTATGTTGTCGTACAGCAACTAACTTAAAGATTAAAGAAAAGTATTATGAGAACAAAGAACGCCTTCGCGGAAAGAAACGATATTGCTCTAAGCGCGGTTGCAATAATCTTCTCAGTAGATATAACACAGATGCTATATGTCAGGAATGTGCTGCTAAGGCAGAGTCTTCTAAAAGAAATACTATTTTGAATATGATGAAAAATGTCTCTGGCTAAATTAAAAAAGTTTACTGCTCATCGCGTTCTTGGGATAGATGCTAGTACAAATAGTATTGCATTCTGTACTTTTCTAGATAAAACGCCCGTCTCTTATGGAGAAATAGAATTTGAAGGCTCAAATGTATACGAACGTCTTTTAGATGCAAAACGCAAGGTGGCTGCTGCTAAAAGGGCTGGCCTCTTTGATGTAGATTTTATTGCAATTGAGGCTGGTGTAGTTGTTAAATCTACGCATGTCGGTATTAAGATGGCGTATGTCTTCGGAGTCATAATGGCTGAATTGTTAACTGAAGATATAGATATTGTTGAGGTTCATCCGATTTCTTGGCAGTCTTATATTGGAAACAAGAATTTTACTAAGGCTCAAAAGGAGTCGGTTAAATTAGAGTTTCCCGGTAAGTCTGAGAATTGGTATAAGAATAAGATACGTCAGATTCGCAAAGAAGCAACTTTACAGTTTATGCATGATAAAGGTATAATTACAAAGAGTGATAATGTCGCTGATGCGGCTGGCTTGGCATGGTATGCCGTGAATAACATTACGAGGACTGATGGCTAGATTATACGAAAGTTATTCTTGGTTGTATACAAGGTATGTTATGCAAAAAATGACTATTATTCAAATGGCGGAAGAGGCTAGGTGTAGTCATATGACTATTCAACGTGCTTTAGAAAAGCACAAACTTACTAGAAAGAGAAATGTATGAAAAAGGTTTTGATCACCGGAATTACTGGGCAGGATGGATCATATCTAGCAGAGATGCTGCTTGAAAAAGGATATGAGGTTCATGGTTTAAAGCGCAGGCTATCAGCGGATAATAATTATAGAATTTCTAAGATTATCAATGATGTAAAGTTGCATACAGGAGATTTGAGCGAGAGTCTCGCATTGCTTAATATTATTAAGAATGTTGAGCCAGATGAAATTTATAACCTAGCAGCCCAGAGTCATGTCAGCGTTTCATTTAATAATCCAGAATACACGGCAAATGTAGATGCACTAGGGCCGGGAAGAATTCTAGAATCAATTAGAACACTAGGCTTACCCGCAAAATTTTATCAGGCTAGCACTTCAGAGATGTTTGGGCTTGTGCAAGGATTTACACAATCAGAGACAACGCCGTTCTATCCTCGCTCTCCTTACGGAGTAGCAAAAGTTTATGGACACTGGATTACAAAAAATTATCGTGAATCTTACGACATGTTTGCTTGCAGTGGAATTTTGTTTAATCATGAGTCTCCTCGCCGTGGATTAGATTTTGTAACTAAGAAAATTGTTCATGGAATTTATAATATTTATGCTGGTAATCAAAAAGAATTACTATTGGGTAATCTAGATTCTTCCAGAGACTGGGGACATGCAAAAGATTTTGTTCGCGCTATGTGGATGATGCTTCAGTATGAAACTCCAAATGATTATGTTGTTGGTACGGGAGAACCACACTCTATTCGAGATTTTGTAGAACGCGCAGGAGAGTACTTTGACATGAATATTGTCTGGAGTGGCACTGGTGTAGATGAAATTGGAATTGATTCTAATACTGGAAATGTAATTGTTCGAGTATCTCCAGATTTCTTTAGGCCAGTAGAAACCACAACTCTTCGGGCAGATTACTCTCTGGTCAAGGAAACCCTTGGCTGGGAGCCTTCAATGACATTTCAAGAATTAGTTGAAGATATGTGTCAATCTGAGGCAAACGGTGGCGCAGAATGAAAACTGCTCTAGTGCTTGGCGCGGGGGGATTTATTGGAAGCCATATGGTACGAAGACTCAAGTCAGAGGGCTACTGGGTTCGTGGAGTTGATGTTAAACTTCCAGAGTTTTCAGAAACCTTGGCAGACGAATTTGTCTTAGGTGATCTAAGAGAATATAATTTTGTAGCCAGTGTTGTTCATCATCACGGTGAAACTTTTGATGAAGTTTATCAATTTGCCGCTGACATGGGTGGAGCCGGATATATTCTTACGGGTCTTCATGATGCAGATGTTATGCATAATTCAGCATTAATTAATCTTAATGTAGTTAGTGCAATTCATGAATTAAACTTGAAGTGCGGAGTAAATAAAACTAAGATTTTCTATAGTAGTAGTGCATGTGTCTATCCTGAGCATAACCAACTTGATCCAAATAATCCTATTTGTTCTGAAGATTCTGCATATCCAGCAGAACCAGATTCAGAATATGGTTGGGAAAAACTATTTAGTGAAAGATTATATTTTTCTTACAATCGTAATCATGGAATCCCCGTTAGAATTGCCAGATTTCACAACATTTTCGGTCCTCAGGGAACTTGGAAGGATGGAAAAGAAAAGGCTCCCGCAGCAATTTGTAGAAAAATTGCTGAAATAGAATCTGGTGGGACAATTCAGGTGTGGGGAGACGGAGAACAGACTCGCTCCTTCCTGTTTGTGGACGAATGCATTGAAGCAATAAGAAGATTAGTAGAATCAGATTTTTCTGGACCAGTTAATATTGGTTCTGAAGAAATGGTAACCATTAATCGTTTAGTTGAGATTACTGCTGCGAAAGCAAATAAGGTTGTAAACATTGAATACATTGATGGTCCAACTGGAGTTCGTGGAAGAAATTCTGATAACAGATTAATTAGAGAAAAACTTAACTGGGATTATGAACAGTCGCTCGAAGATGGAATTGCAAAAACTTATGACTGGATTAATAGTCAAATATGAAAATATTATTTGTAAACCATAGCCAGCAACAATGTGGGGTTTATCAACATGGGAAAAGAACGGCGGAAATATTATCTGCTGATGATAGGATAGATATAGAGTATATAGAAATAAATAATTCAGATTCTTTGTTCATAAAAAATTATGAAATTAATCCAGATGTAATAGTTTATCAATGGCATATAAGTACAATGCCGTGGTTAAATAAAAAAATAATTTCATTAATTGATGCAAAACAATTTATTTTTTTCCAAGAAGGCAGTGGCGATGTACCTACATATTTAAACGCAACTGGATACATTATGGGAAATATGGAAAATTCAATAAACAATAAAAATTTTTACAGTTTGCCAAGAGCAATAGTAGAAAAAGAAATAAAAACATTGCCATTAAATAATCCGATAAAAATTGGAAGTTTTGGTTTGGCAACGCCAAATAAAAATTTTGATGATATATGTAGAAAAGTTGTTAATGAATTTACTGATGCCGAAATCAGGTTACATTTAACTCGCGCAAATATGGCAGGATTTTTGGCAGAAAAAATGTTAAAAGATATAATATATGAATGCAAATCTGTAGTAAATGATACAAATATAAAATTAAACATAACAACACATTTTGTATCAGATGATGAAATTATTAATTTTTTGCAAGAAAACGATGTAAATTTATTTTTCTATGATAATCAACCAGAAAGAGGTATAGCCTCAGCAACTGATTATGCTATTGGAGCAGAGACACGTTTTGGAGTAAACAATTCAAGTATGTTTAGACATATATTAAAAGAATGTCCAGAGTTAGATGTAACTAACAAAAAAATAAAAGATTTGATAAATTTAGGTAACGTTCCTGCTCTTAAATTAAAATCTTTATGGGGAAATAAAAAATTATGTGATAGATTTATTGAAATTATAAATATGGAGAATTAATGAAAACTATTGGAAATCTTATAGATAAATTATCTATTGCAAAAACTTATGATTGGATTAATAGTCAAATATGAAAATATTATTTACAAACCATAGCCAGCAACAGTGTGGGGTTTATCAATATGGGGCTAGAACAGCAAAAATTTTAGAATCCGATCCAAGATTTTTACTTTTATACGTAGAGGTTGATAATCCTGAGCAACTATATTCAGCCGTTTCCCAATTTGAACCTGACGTTATTTTATTAAACTGGGCCTTGGGGACACAGCCGTGGTTGAGTGGAGAAGTACTTAATGGTTTAAACGCTAAAAAAGTTGTTTTTTATCATGATGACTTTAATGATCATTTACGGACTTTCAATGCTGATGCTTTTATTGTTGGTAGTCAAGATGAGAATGATCCATCTAGACCATCAGAGAATAAATACTACGTGCTTCCTAGACCTATTGTAGAAAGAGATGTAGTCGAAAAAGAACGTGGCGACATTATTTCAATTGGAAGTTTTGGGACTGGATCGACTCGTAAAGGTTTTCAGGATGTTGTGACTCGCGTATGCAATGAATATGATGAGGCTATTATTAACTTTCACATTACTGGAGCCTACTTCGATTATACTAACGGGGCTACCGCTCTTGCAGTATCAGATTTGTGCCGTCAGCATGTAACTAAGCCGGGTATTCAACTAAACATTACTAATGATTTTATTACTGATGAGGAGTTGGCTCTTAGATTACAACAAAACGATATAAATATTTTCATGTATACTCATGAGGTGCCACATTTTGCCGGTATAGCGTCATCGTTAGATTTCCCTGTGGGTTGGGGAGGGCCAATTGCTACTAATGGTAATATAATGTTTAGGCATGTATTAAAAGATTACCCAGAAATTAATTTGGACAATCATTCCATTGACGAAGTTTTAGCATTAGGCAACAGAGTTTCTTTAGAATTACGTGATCAATGGAGCAACAAGAATTTAAGAGATAAGATTTATCAAATAACACAGGAGATTTAATGGATACGGTCGGAAGTTTAATGGATAAATTATCAATAGTTAATCTTAGGATTTGGATGGCAGAAGATATAAAGCGAAATCCAAATGCTACCGATAAACAATTGGCTGATGCTACAAGGCTTACAAACATTTGTAATCCTCAACGTAATGATCTTATTCAAGAGATAGACGAGATGATTAATCACCTCGTAGAAACAGGCAAGGGGCAGAAGTTATATAAGCAAGGTTCAACAAAAATATATGGCAATAAGTAATGTCTGATATTGTTTTTTTAAATCATTTTAAATCGCAATGCGGTATATATGAAATTGGAAAAAGAATTCATAGTCTGCTCTGGCAGGGAGGATTAGAAACAGAATACATAGAGGTTCCTGTTGACGGTCTTACAGATTATATAATTAGAATTTCTGAAAGTAATCCTTCTAAAATTATATATAATTATTACCCCGGCACTATGTTGTTTTTAAACAAATCAAATTTAAATGTATTCCCACATATTAAACATTACGGAATTATTCATGATCCACTGGACCCTTCTTTTATAGCGTCAGTAGATGATATGTTTGATGCTTGGATTATTCATGATCAAACCAATCCAATTCCTTCTTCTAAAAAGTTTAAAACTTTTAGACCTATTCCCAGATATGAAAGAAAAGAATTTAATTCTAATAAAATTAGTATTGGAAGTCACGGGTTCAACTGTTCTCCGTGGAAGATGTTTGGGGAAAGTATTAATATTATTCAGAGCGAGTTTGACGAAGTTGACATCAACATCAATATTCCTAAGGCCACCTTTGCCTCAGATGAACAAAACAATTTTCATCAAATTTCTGAATGGCAACAATCTATTACAAAATCTGGAGTCAATCTAAACATCACAAACGACTACTTTGAAACAGAAAATCAATTAATTGAATTTTTAAGTAAAAATGATATGAACGTTTATTTCTACAATCCTCCCGGCCCTCATGTTGGAGTAGGTGGAAGTGCTGATTTAGCCGTAGCGTCACAGTCTAGCCTAGTTGTTAATGATTCCTATATGTACAGGCATTTTCATGAGTCGCTTGGTTTTTATCAAGCGGGTGGTTCTATAAAAGAATTTCTAAACAATAGAGATAAAGTGCGTGGTATTTATGAAGAATGGTCACCCGAGGCGTTGGCTGAAGATTATAAAAGGATGCTTGGATGAGAGTTTTAATTGTAAATAATTATCAACAACAATGCGGTATTTATCAGCATGGCAAGAGGCTTGCTCAGGTTCTTGAGACTGACTCCCGATATAGAATTAAATATTTAGAAGCAGATAACGCTGAAATATTTTTTTCTGTTGTAGAAGATTTTAAGCCAGATGTTGTTTTTTATAACTGGCACGATATAACTTTGCCGTGGCTATCGCCACAGATTACTGATCAGGTAAAGGCTAAACAATTATTTTTTTTCCATGAATTTTTAATGCCACATACACACAATTATGATGCTATTGTTATGGCAAATATGAATGAAAATGTTAGTGCTAAAACTTATGGACTTCCCCGCGTCACATTTGATTTTGATTTACCAGAAATTGAAAAAAATGATATCATTAATATTGGAAGTTTTGGGTTTGGGCTTAATAACAAAGGCTTTGAAAGAATATGTCAGCGGGTATCAGATGAATTCGATCAGGCAAATATTAATCTACATATAACTTCGTCGTTTTTTGGTGACCCATCTGGTTCGTTAATGAACGATATATCTAGAAGGTGTGTTGATCAATTTAATTCTTCAACAATCAAGGTAAATGTTACAAATAACTTTATGTCAGATGAAGACTTAGTAAAGTTCTTAAGAAAGAATGACATTAATCTTTTTCTGTACGATTATGAAGAAGATCGCGGAGTGTCTTCTGCAACAGACTATGCCGTGAGTGCTGGCAGACCTTTTGGAGTTAGCAATTCTTCTATGTTTGAACATGTGAATAAAGTTTTTCCGCAGATAAATGCAGATAATTATTCAATAAAAGAAATAATTGAATTCGGAGATGCTCCCTTCGAATATTTTAGATCACAATGGAGCAACCAAAAACTTAAAGATAAGTTTTATTATATTCTGAAGGAAGTAACTAAATGAAGGAATTATTTACATTAGGCGATTTGTATGTCTCTGATTTTATTGCAGATGGAGAACCTCCTCGCGGTGGTAGAGTAGAAATGAAACTGGTTTGGGATGACGCTCGAAAGGCTCCTAGATTAGAAGAAATTACTCCCCCCGAGTTTATGTATGGTCAATACTGGTATCGTTCTGGGACTAATGCAACAATGACCAACGAATTGCGTGGAATTGTAGAGTCAGTAACTTCAAGTTACAAATTGCAAGAAGGCGATGTTTGGCTGGATATTGCATGTAACGACGGCACTTTGCTGAAGTTTGTTCCTCAAGAGTACAAGCGTGTGGGTATTGACCCAGTGGATGATTCTTATGTAGCAGAATCAAGCCAGTACGCAGATAAGATTATCCAAGATTATTTTAGCGCAGACGCATACGCTACCACGGGTTTCAACCCAGCAAAGGTAGTGACTATTATTGCCATGTTCTATGATCTAGAAAATCCAGAAGCAATCCTTGAAGAATTGAGTAGTGTTATGGATGATGATGGTCTTCTGGTTATTCAGATGAGTTATACTCCGTTAATGATTAATCAGATGGCATTTGATAACATTTGCCACGAACATCTTTACTATCATTCCATTCAATCAATGCAGGGAATTTTTGAAAGATCAGGATTCCAAATTGTAGATGCTCAGTTGAATGATATCAACGGTGGTTCTTTTAGACTGTATGCAATGAAAAATAATGCAGATGTCAAGAAGTTTGGAACTCAACCTTATCGTGATGTGTGTAAGGCAAGAGTGGATTCTTTGATTGCATACGAAAAAGATAATGGATACAATACTCCAGAAATTTGGACGGCGTTTTATAATAATTTGCAAACTTTAAAGCAAGAAACCTATGATTTTATTGTGGCGGAAAAGGCCAAGGGAAAGAAAATTTGGGGATACGGTGCGTCCACTAAGGGTAATACGTTGCTTCAATACTTTAACATTGATCATACTCTAATTGATGGCATTGCAGAGCGTAGCCCATACAAGTTTGGGCTAAGAACCGTAGGTACAGAGATTCCAATTTATTCTGAGGAAGAAATGCGTGCTGCTAATCCAGATTATCTTCTTGTACTTCCTTGGCATTTTATTAATGAATTTGTTAAGCGTGAGGAAAATTTCTTAAAGGCTGGCGGAAAGTTTATTGTTCCATGCCCTCGCTTTGAGGTAATTGGATATGATCAATAGATTAGTAGTATTTAACACTTGGCATCTTGGAGATATGCATGTTGGCAAAGAATTTGTTAGAAAATTCTTTGACGTAGCAGAAAGAAACAATGTTCCATATTTTTATGCTACAGATAAAAACAATCATGCTCTTAATTTACCTGTTAATTTTCTTTCTTTAGACCAGTGTGATCCTGCGGTTAGAAATTGTCCTCCTTCTTTTTATTCTCATGATGGAACTTTCTATGCAAACATTTGGGTTGGACATTATATGATTGCTCAGCAACATAATATTGTTAATCAAATTCCTATGTGGCAAGATATTGCTGTTAAGTTAATAGCAAACAGCGGCGGACAACTAATACCTTCTATATCAAATGATCCTTGGGAATTTGTACCAGAGATAAATGAAGAACTTCTTTCTCCAATGAATGTACCTGAGGGAAAAAAAGTTCTTATCTGTAACAACCCTTCCGTATCCTTGCCAACTTTTCAAACAAATCTTTATGAACCAATTAGCAGACTTGCTGACGAATTTCCTAATGTTAATTTTGTTTGTACCTTGAATATGGGACTTGTCAAGCCAAATGTTTGTTACACGGAAAATATAATTACCAATCAACATGGCAACGATCTTCCAGAAATTGGTCACCTTGCAAAATATTGTGATGTTATTGCAAGTAACTCATCTGGACCCGGCACATTTATTATTAATAAAACAGTTTTATCTGATGCAAGTAAAAGAATAATTTCTTTTTCTCCCGCATATGAAAATACTTTATGGGCAGGCGTAGGTGCAGTAGCACAAACTTCATGGGAACCCGATGCAAGTGATCAAAACTTTTATGAAAAAGTTAGAGATGCTTTAAATGCCTAAATTTTCAATTATTGCTGTTGACTATGAGTTTCATGTTCCTAGACCGGGTATGCGTGCGGGCTTAGACTCTTTAGCCGCACAACATTTTGATGATTTTGAGATAGTGTATGTGCATGATGGACCCAAGGGTGCCCCATTGGAACATGAATATGATTTGAGTAAATTCAAGCATCCTGTTAAAATTTTAAACACACCAGAGCATATGGGGCATTGGGGGCATTATAGCCGCGATTTTGGGATGAGAAATGCTTCAGGAGAATATTTTTTACATTTTAATATTGATAATGTTCTTTATCCAGAAGCACTACAAGTTATTTCAGATACATTAGATAATCATCCCGGCAATATGGTAATATTTGCGGTAAGGCATTTCAAGGCAGCGGCAGGGCAAATTTTTTCGGGGCTACCTCCCACGCATTGTTATATAGATGCCATGCAATTAGTTGCTTCTAAAAGTGTGTGGGAAAATGCGGGTTATTGGTATACTTATGAAGGAACCTCTGATGGAATTATTTATGAAAAAATATGTGCGGAGAACCCGTACGTTCATATCCCCCAATGTTTGGGCGAGAACTACTAGGAGAATTTGTGAAAAGAGTTTTATTGACCGGCTCTTCCGGTTTTGTGGGCAGTCATGTTCTGCGACATATTTTAATTAATACAGATTGGTTCGTAGTGTGTCCCACTACATTCACTCACAAAGGATTACAAGATAGAATTCGTGTAGCATGTGATGATTTACCAGATGCTTACAAGCGCGTGAAAGTTATTCGTTGCGATTTCACATCTCCCATTTCCCCAATTACAGCGCGTGAATTCGGAAAGATCGACCTTGTAATCAATGTTGCAAGTGAGAGTCATGTTGATCGTAGCATTGAAGAGCCAGCATCATTCATTATCAATAACGTATCCCTAATCTGTCACATACTTGATTGGGCACGCTATTCAGATATTGAAAAATTTATTCAAGTTTCTACTGATGAAGTTTATGGACCTGCTCCTGAAGGATATGCTCATCAGGAATGGGTAGATCAACATCTTCCAAGCAATCCATATTCTGCATCAAAAGCGGCTCAGGAAGACATTGCATTCTCCTACTGGCGTACATACGGTATTCCTCTTGCAATCACTAATACTATGAATATTATTGGTGAAACGCAAGACCCTGAAAAGTATGTACCCATGACAATCAAGCGCGTTTTGAATGGAGAAAAGGTAACTATTCATGGTTCTTTGGATGGAAAAATTGGTAGCCGCTTTTATCTTCACGCACGCAATCAGGCAGACGGTTTGCTTCATGTTGCTACTTTGCCAACACCTTCATTTGGCGAGACTTCTATGCCAGCCCGCTATCATATCGTTGGCGAGCGCGAGGTAGATAACTTAGAGTTGGCACAACTTATTGCTGAGTATGTAGGTAAGCCACTTAATTATGAGATTGTTGATTTCCATTCATCTCGTCCCGGTCATGATTTGCGCTATGCCCTTGATGGGAACAAGATGGCGGAAACAGGATGGTCACTTCCTATCCCACTAGAAGAGTCTCTTAAACGTACTGTAGAATGGACATTAAAGCATCCTGAATGGCTAGACATATGATAGGTTTTATTGCCCCAGTGCTTAATAGATTTGATTTGTTTACGCAAATGATGTCAAGTGTTGATATGGAAGTTCGCCCATATATTATAGATAATTTCAGAGAAAACCGTGGCGTTTCTAGTGCGTGGAACGAGGGAATGAAAAAGGCATCTAATGAAGGATGTCGCTATGCATTCATTACCAATGATGATGTTTATTTTTCTCCCGGTGCATTGAAATCTATGTACGATACTATTGTAGAGACGCAAGGTGTTTTAGTTAGTGCTAATCCTAATGGAGCATTCGGGACTGAACTAGAAGTATTTGAAGGAGCAGATTTTTTTTGTTTTATTGTGGATATTCCGCAATTAATTTCGTATTGTGGTACGTTTGATGAGAATTTTTTTCCAGCGTACTTTGAGGATAATGACATGCATTATCGAATTCGGTTATCAGGGAGAAAGGCTTACATTCAGCCAAAGGCTGTTGTAATGCATCATGGGTCCGCTACTCAGTATGCTGATCCAAATAACCCTGTGACCCCTCCCCATCAGTTTGAAAACAATAGAAGGTATTTTGTGGAAAAGTGGGGTGGAACACCGGGCGCTGAACAATTCACAAATCCTTTTAGAGATGTAAATCAAAAATTATGGGATTGGGAGAAACGATGAAATTGTACCGAAAAGAAGAACAACTTTGTTTTGACGATATTTTGTTAGTTCCAAATGCTTCTTCTATTGAAAGCCGTAAAGACATAGATTTAGCAATGTCTATTGGCGAAGGAGAGAGAAAAGTTGATCTTTATCTCCCCGTTATTGCCGCTCCTATGGATACCGTATGCGAAGAGCAACTAGCAACTGAGATTGCTAATCATGGCGGGCTAGGAATTATTCACCGTTATATGAAACCTGAAGTGCAGACTAATCAGGTTCTTGCTGTATCTAAAAAGAAATTAAAGGTAGGTGCTGCGGTAGGAAGTGTTGTTGGTAGCAAGACTGCCCTCAAGCACATAGAGTCTTTAATTATTTGTGGTGCCGATGTTATCCTCGTAGATACTGCAAACGGTCACAGTATTTTTGCGGTAGAAACTGTAAGAGAAATTCGCAAAACATTTCCTCAGATTCATATTATGGCTGGAAACGTTTCCACATGGGATGGATTCTTAGCCCTTTCCCTAGCCGGAGCAGATTCTGTGCGCGTTGGGATTGGCGGAGGTTCTTGCTGTACTACCAGAATTGTTACTGGTCATGGTATGCCCACATTGTCATCAATTATTGATATTTATGAAATGATGGAGCGAATGGATTTGCCAACGTCAATTGTGGCAGATGGCGGGATTCGGAACACCGGAGATATGGTTAAGTCCTTTGCCGCAGGAGCAGGTGCTGTAATGGTCGGCTCTATGCTTGCAGGTCATGATGAATCCCCCGGCAAACTCGTAGATGGTTCTTACAAGGAATTGAGGGGAATGGCTAGCCATAATGCTCAGCAAGATTTCTATGGTGGAGTATCTGTAGTAGAAGGCGTTGCTGGAAAGGTTCCTTATCGTGGTAGCCTGTCCAAGACTTTGGACGGTATACGTGGAGGAATTTCAAGTGGCTGTTCTTATTCTGGAGTTTTCCACCTTGAAGATTTAGAATATAACTCACAGTATGTCCGTGTAAGTCAGGCTAGTTTAGGAGAGAGTAAGCCACATGTCCAAAGTTGAGCCAAAGAATCAGACAGAGAAAGAAATTGCGGCAGTGTGCGATGAGGCTAAAGAAATGCTTATTCTTAAGAATAGGGCATATGGAAATTCGGCGCTTAATCCTACTAGAATCTTTTCTAAGTCTGACAATGTTGAGCAGTTAAAAGTTCGCATTGATGATAAATTATCACGGTTTATGCGCGGTAACGAATTTCCCGGCGATAATGACCTTGACGACTTAATGGGATATCTGGTACTATTAAAGGTAGCAAATAGAGACAACTGGAGTTAGTATGCCTATCTATACATTTGTTTGTATGCATTGCGATTATACAAGAGAACGCAATGTTCCGATGGATGATCGTGATGGTCAGTTCTGCAATGAATGTGGCAATAGATTGAATAGGGCCATTGACCGACCGGGAATGGTTTGGGCACCAACAGCAGGAGGATATCGGTGAAGCGTAGGCGGCAAGAATATATTCCTTACAATGATAACGAAAACATTCATGTGTTTTATGAATTAAATTTTAAAAAGGATGTAATCAAGCCGGGGGATAAGATTACTTTTAAGAATGTACGTGGTGTGTATTTGTTTCAACAGTTTGTTACTAATTCTAAGTTGGACGTGCAGTGGATTGACTGCCGCGAAATGGCTACAATGCAGTACCGATCTTTTTATGTAGATCGGCTCAAGGGTGTCTATCGCGCCAAGAAGAGCATTAGGAAAAAACTTGTCTGAACTTGAAATTGCTGACCGTTTTGATTCTATGAATCGGGTGGTTGAGGAATTATTAAAAGGAAAGAACCCTAAGGACATTGCTGTTCAATTAAACATGTCCCGCGCTTTGGTATTAGAGTTTATTAGCGAGTGGAAACAAATAATCCATAATGATACTAATATTCATGCGCGGGCTAGAGAAGCATTGGCTGGTGCAGATCAGCATTATGCCATGATTATTGAAAAGGCATGGGAGACTGTTGAGCAGGCAGACACAAACCAGCAACTTAGTGTAAAGACTCAGGCTCTTAAACTTGTTGCAGATACAGAACAAAAACGTTTGGATATGTTGAATAAGGCTGGCGTGCTAGAGAATAATGAATTAGCAGAGCAACTTATGGAAACAGAACGTAAGCAAAAGATTCTTGTAGAAATACTTAAAGATGTTACTTCAAATTGTGAGCGTTGTAAGTTTGAAGTTTCCCGCCGACTGTCAGAAGTTACTGGTAAAGTTGAGGCTGTGGCGGTAGACTGATGTTTGACGAGTTTCTTGAAGCGTTAGACGGTAACGAATTTGCTGAGAAACCAGTCTCTGTTGAAGAGTTTGTATCATCAAAGAATTTTCTTTCCCTCCCACCATTGTCTGACTATCAGTATCAGATGATTAAGGCTTCTACGCAAATCTATAAGAAAGAAACTCTTGTGCATTTGTTTGGTGCAGAAGAAGGTCATAAGCGTTGGAAACAAACTTGTAATGAAGTTATCTTCCAGTTAGGTAAGGGCAGCGGTAAAGATTATATTTCCACCATCGCCTGTGCCTATGTTGTGTATTTGCTTCTGTGCTTAAATGATCCTGCTAAATATTATGGCAAGCCTCCCGGTGATAGCATCGACATTATCAATATTGCTATTAACGCAGTGCAGGCTAACCGTGTGTTCTTCAAAGGCTTCACTAATAGAATTGAGCGGTCGCCGTGGTTTCAAGGAAAATATAATGCTAAAGCAAACAGCATAGAATTTGATAAAGCAATTACAGTTCACTCAGGTCACTCTCAAAGAGAATCGTGGGAGGGCTACAACGTATTGGTGGTGTTCCTTGACGAGATTTCCGGCTTCGATATGGATTCAACCAGCGGTAATGAACAGGCTAAGACTGCTGGCGCTATCTATCGAATGTATCGTGCTTCTGTTGATTCTCGTTTCCCCGACTATGGTAAAGTAGTTTTACTTTCATTCCCTCGTTTCAAGAATGACTTTATCCAACAACGCTACTCTGAAGTTGTTGATCAGGTAGAAGTTGTTGTGAGAGAACACACATTTAAAATTGATCCCGATCTGCCAGACGACATTGAACAAAACAAGTTTACTATTGAGTGGATGGAAGATCATATTATTACCTATAAGGTTCCGCGAGTTTATGCGCTCAAGAGGCCAACGTGGGATATTAATCCTACCCGTAGTATTGAAGATTTTACTATTTCTTTTTATACCGACCCTGTAGATGCCCTGTCGCGCTTTGCCTGTATGCCTCCAGATGCTCAGGATGCGTTCTTCCGTTCCCGTGAAAAGATTGAGCGGGCGTTCAGTGATCTTAATTTAGCCCTAGCAGATGATCATAGATTCCAAGATTGGTTTACTCCAGAGGAAGACAAAGTGTACTTTGTCCACGTTGACCTTGCACAGAAGCATGACCACTGTGCTGTAGCCCTTGCCCACGTAGACAAGTGGGTTAAGATAAAGGTTGGCAATCAAACTAAAGAAGCAGCACCATTTGTTGTTGTAGATGCTGTGCGTTGGTGGACTCCAAAGTCTACTCAAAGCGTTGACTTCACAGAGGTTAAGGATTATATTACTTCTCTCAAGCATCGCGGGTTTAATATTAAGGCCGTCACGTTTGACCGCTGGAACTCCCATGACATGATGCAACAATTAAAGGCATATGGAATGAACGCAGAAATTCTTTCCGTGGCTAAGAAGCACTATGAAGACATGGCGTTGGTTGTTATGGAGGAGCGTCTTCATGGACCGCATCATCAATTGCTTGTAGACGAATTGTTACAACTTAGAATTGTTAAAGATAAAGTTGATCACCCTCGCAAGGGTTCTAAGGATTTGGCTGACGCAGTTTGTGGAGCGGTATATAATGCGATTAGCCGTACCGCTACAGATATGAATCGTGAGGTAGAAATTCATTCTTATGACTATGAAGATGAAAAAGAAGAGATGGAAGCACTTGAAAGAAAACAGAACAACACGATAGAATTTAATCCTAGCAAAAGGGAAATGCCCGATTACCTGCAAGAATTTTTTGGGGGTCGGGACGACGATGAAGATGGTGGCATGAGATTCGTTGATAATTTTACAATGTTATGATTCGGAGCCATAGCATAATGGTTAATGCGTCCGCCTTATATGCGGTTGACTGTAGGTTCAAATCCTACTGGCTCTACTGGTTGGAGGTAGGAATCCTTAGGAATGGGTATAGTTACGAATACTCCCGAGCGATTTTTAAGAGTCTGCAAGTTGGGACAGTTGAAGTCCAGCGAAATATCTTGTGCAGAGAAAAGGAAATCGGACCTACCTCCAACCTCCTATGTTAAACTATAAGGGTTGATATTAATGTCTGAAGAGAAACACAAAATGAGATTGTCTGCTCATCAAGAGGGGGACAGGACAGTAATTGTTGCTGCTACAGATGATGCCCAAATGATTTTAAAGTATACAGATGGGGGCAAGGGTCAGATCGAAGCCCTCGTTGATTCTGGTGAAAAGATTCTTGAGTACATGTGGAATGATTATTTAATTAGACGTAACTTTACTCAACAGTTAGAAAACGATTTAGATAAATGGCTAGGCGATGGCGGAAAATAAATTATCTAGAATAATTAAAAAATATAATACACTTAAACTTTATGCGGGATCGTCTAATGGCAGGACAACGCTCTTTGGAAGCGTTTATCAAAGTTCGAATCTTTGTCCCGCAGCGGTCCTTTAACTCAGCGGTAGAGTGTCTCGTTTACACCGAGAAGGCCGGGGGTTCGAATCCCTCAGGGACCACTATATTATTAATTCCGCGTGGCCTTTAATTATGATATAATCGAAACATGGCAAATACTACTTTAACTACTGGCCCCGCATTGCTAGACCTTATTGTTTATAAAGGAGATACTTTAAACTTAACAGTTTATTTAAAGAATGCAGATGCTAGCGCGTTTGATTTGTCTACTGGTATTACTAATTTTTCCGCATCTGGACTTATTTCTATGACAAATGGAGCCTCCGCAGTGTCAGCAAGTTTTGCTCAGGTTACTCCTGCTGGTGGAGAATTGGCAGCAGGAACATTAAAGTTCTTCTTGTCTTCTACAGAATCAGATAAAGTAAGTTCCTCTTACACAAACGGTAAATATGACATTCAGGTTAAATACACAAAAAGTTCACAGGCTATTGTAAGAACAATTTTATATGGCGGCGTCACAGTTGTCAACGATGTGACGGCATAGGAGAATCATGGCAGACGTAACAATTACTACTACAGTAACTGAACCATCGGTTACTGCCGCGTTTGACGCGGTATCACATAGTCATGCATCAAATCAATTAAATCAATCTAATACTCATCAGAGTCCTGATACAGATTCTTCTACCTCTGCACTTCACCATACGCTGGGTACAGGTTCTGCTCAGGCCGCGTCTGGAGATCACACACATGCATATTCTGCTTCTGGGCATACTCATAGTTATTTAAGTTCATCTTCTACTTTAGATTCTTCTAAGTTGACAGGCACAATTACAGCCTCTGTCCTTGGGAATTCCTCTTTGTACGTTGGCACCACTTCGGTTGCCCTGAATCGTTCATCAACTTCACAAACTTTAACTGGAGTGTCCGTTGATGGAAATGCAGCAACTGTAACCAATGGTGTATATACTACAGGAACATATTCTAACCCAGCATGGATTACCGCGCTAGCATGGAGCAAACTTACATCTACCCCAACTACATTATCAGGATATGGAATAACTGATTCTCAATCCTTAGATGGAGATTTAACAGCCATTGCTGCAATTGATAATAATAGTGTGGGATTGTTAAATAAAACTGCTCAAAATACTTGGGCAGTAAATCCTTTTTATGCAACAACAAGCGCATCGAAATCTTGTGTCGCGGGCAACGTTCAAACGTTTGACTTTAGTTTTTCTTTAGGCACTACTCCAAAAGTAATAGCATCTGTGCAATCTGCTCATGCAACTAACGCACTGACTGGAAGTGTTACTTTTTCTGTTTACAACGTAGACAGTACTCAGGCTCACGTAAGAGTAATTAGTTCAGATACTCAAAACATTAAAGTAAGTATTTTTGCTATAGTGTAATCCTCCGCGTCTGTAGTGTAGAGGTAACACGTTATCCTTCCAAGTTAAAATCGCCAGTTCGATTCTGGTCAGACGCTCTTTTAGATAGGATGTTATAATTAGATTATGCCATATGAAATTAAACATAATATAGAAGGTTGCAGCGCATATGCCGTTGTGCTGTCTGATTCTGGAAAAATTGTTACTTGTCATCCAGATAAAGAGTCAGCACTTAAGCACCTAGCCGCGCTTGAAATTAATGTGGAGGAGGCAAAAATGGATAAGTCTGATAGCAAAAAAGTTGGTCAGTTCGTAACTTGGAATTCATCTGGTGGAATGGCTCACGGAAAAATTGTTAGAATTGTTCGTAACGGAAAAGTAAAAGTCCCCGGCTCTTCTTTTGAAATTACAGGAACACCTGAAGACCCCGCTGCATTAATTAGAATCTATAAAAAAGTTGAAGATAAATGGAAGCCAACTGATACAATTGTTGGGCATAAGGTTAGTACATTAAAGTCTGATACAGTAAAGAAATTGTTTATGTTTGGCGGTAGTAAGGAATTCAAGGTTGAATACAACGTTGGAGATTGTCAGGGTGGGTGGGCCGTTCTTAAGGACGGTACAGGAGAAGTTGTTGGATGCCACAAGACAGAAGAAGAGGCCGTTGATCATAAAGAATTACTTACTGTAGAAATGCAAGATATACTTGGCTCTGAGGTGAGGACTGCTAAGTCTCCCTCTGAGTATGCAGAAACAAAGAAGTCCTATGATGCCGCTTCTATTTGGGATGGAGTTTTCTTTCCCGCAAAGAAAGGTATTATGGGTATAGATAATGACACAAACGAAGAGAATGCTAGATTTGTGTCTACATATAACACACCGCCCCAGAAGGACGGTCTTGACAGTGCTGGCTACGGAAATAGAAGCGCAGGCACTAACCCAAAATAATAGGAGAATTAATGCCAAATTCATTAAACGGTTGGGAAGGTATCCCAAACGAAACAGACCCGCGTCTGAAGTGGGGAACCGTTCCCGGCACAAAGAAACAAGTTTTACTAAATAAAGATGTTCTTCCAGTATTTTTGAACATGCTTGCACAGGTCAATCGACTTGTAATCCCACTTGATCCCGGTCCCCTAGACGGTTGGGAATATAGAGATGCCAGAACAACTGCTCAACTTAGCAATCATGCGAGCGGGACGGCCTCTGACATGCGTTACGATGTGCTTAAGGCAGACCGTCAACAGCATATGACTGCAAAGCAGAGGACAACTATGCACAAGTTGCTTGACAAGTATGTTACGTCAACGGGCAAGCGTGTATTTGGTTGGGGCGGAGACTGGGATTTGGGAACCTATATGGATGAAATGCATCTTGAGGCAATTCAATCATGGTCTCCCGGCGCTCAGGGAGCGAACGCTACAGCAGCAGATTTTGCTGATGTAAAGAAGCGTCTTGGAATTAAAGACAATGGAACCCGCACAATCGTTGCCCTTATTGTTCCTCCAAAGAAGCCGGTTGTTTCTGCTCAGGCAGCAGCGGCTGACGCTAATGCTCTTACCGCGCCTCCAGCAACGCCAAAGAAGGCACGCAAGGCTACTGCAAATAAGGCCGCACCTAAGGTTGCAGCAGAGAAAAAGCCTGCCGTAAAACGTACCACAAAGAAGGCAACTCCGCCTGCCAATTGATGGTATAATAATAAAAGGTGGGGGTAGTAATCCTACCCCCACCTAATTAAACTTATAAGGATGATAATGGGACATTTAGTAAACGAACTCAAAATTCTTCAGGCAAATGATTTTGTGATGTATTCACAGGCTCATGGATATCACTGGAATGTTGAGGGTATGCTATTCAAAGAATTGCACGCTTTCTTTCTAGAGATTTATGAAGATGTTTATGAGCAAGTCGATACCATTTCAGAAAATATTCTTAAATTAGGCGAAAAGGCTCCGTTTGGGGCTATGCAGTGGTTAAATAATTCCACTATCAGGATTAACGATGGTCTTGATCTTGATCCCGTTACTATGTTAAAGTGTCTTGCAGAAACAAATGCTTTTCTAATTGATCAGTTAAAGCATGTTTTTGAAGTTGCAGATATGGAAAATGAGCAGGGTATCGCTAATTATATTGCTGAAAGAATCGACAAGCATCAGTTCTGGAACTGGCAGTTAACTGCAACTTTGAAAATAGTTGTAGTTTAACCTTGACGGAATAGCACCTTTTTGGTATCCTAGTATGAATGGATATTATCAAAAGGGTTGCTCCCGCTGTCGCCCTTCTTGCCGCGCTTTCTGCGGTACAGGCACCGACAGCCCAGAGCATAACTCTAGACAGTTCCCCTAAGGTTACAGTTCCTGCAAGTTTTACTGTAGATACTGTAACAACACCACAAGTAATTAAGAAGAAAAAGCACAAGCCCAAACTCTGTAAAGATAACATCGTCAGATGGCTTTATAAGGGTGGCTTCAGAGGAAACGCTCTGAGAGTTGGTTGGGCAATCGTTATGAGAGAGTCTAATGGAAATAACATTGGACCGGGGAATGTCCACTTTAATGGCGAAGACTATGGAATATGGCAGATTAATTCGCCTACACACTCACAGTATCGCACAAAGGACTTGTTGGACCCCCTCAAAGCATCACGCATCACATATAAAATGTCTAAGGGCGGACGAGATTGGTCTGCTTGGGGCATTGGCGTGACTAATTCAGGAAAGGTTTACTTAGATTCATCGCAGTATGATGGCATTTGGGATTCAGCGACACAGTACGCTTGGATTTGGAAGCCGTTTACGCAATGGTATTCTGCTTACCCGCAATCATGTAGGTAATTGGTTACCGCCTCCTTAACTCAGTTGGTAGAGTGTCGCACTTGTAATGCGAATGTCGTTGGTTCGATTCCGACAGGAGGCTCGTAGAGAAAGGCAATCTAAATGAAGATTGGTATGCTCAGTTCAGACTGGGGCGACTATGAAAAAGCGAGTCCCGGTGGTTGTACATGGATTAGATTCTTTGGTCCCGGTTCACAGTTAAATCGTATTGGCGTTGAAACTGTTATTGGTGAAGTGGGTTGGCGGGATGAAGAAGGATTTGTTGCTGTTCCCGTAAGACAAAGGTTGATAGCAAACAATCGCGCCCCCATCGTTAATCCTAAAGAGTATTCGGGAGACCTTGATGTTGTAATTCTTAAATTGTGGATGTGGCATGAGGCAAATGCATATATTGCTAAGGCTCGTGCGTTAGGTCAGACAGTCATTATCGATATTGATGACTGGTTCCACGGTCTTCCTACAACTAATATTGCTTTTCAGACTACGCATCCTGATCGTGATGCTACATGGAACCGTAATCATATGCTAAATAGTTATGGTGAGGTTACTGGATTAATTACCAGTACCGAATTTCTTCAAGATTATTATTCTAAAAAGAATAAGAATTGCTATCAGGTTTATAATTCCCTGAGTCCAAGTAATTTTGTTAAGCGTATTGATTCTGCCGGACGTAAACCTACAATTGGTTGGGTTGGGATTATGATTTGGCGTTCTGGAGATATTGAAGAGTTGCGCGGTTGGCTTGGAGATTTCATTGAACGTAATGACTTAATGTTCCATCATGCAGGAATACTTCCAGATCAACCTAAAGAATTTGCTGATATTGCCGGGATTAATCCAGATAGACTTAAAGGCACAACTGGTTGTAGCCCTGAATATTACGGCAACATCCTGCTGCCTATGGACATCGGTATCGTTCCATTAAATAGCCTACCGTTCAACGAGGCCAAGAGTAATTTAAAGGGCTTAGAATACGCTATGAGTGGCATACCGTTCGTTGCGTACGGCTCTAAGGAGTATCAGAAACTAGAGGCTGAGGGTGCAGGTAATACTGCTAGACGCCCGCGTGATTGGTTGAAGCACCTAGAGAGACTTCTTGATCCAGATTTACGTAAGGCTCAGGCTGAACGTGGGTATGAATTAGTAGTAGATAAATACAATGTTGAAAATGTGGTCTATAATTGGTTAGAGGCTATCGCAAAGATTCATGCCACTAACCCTAGGAGAAGAAATGCCTAAGTGGGGCAACGCGGGGTACAACATTGGTGTAATTTTAGCAATTACGTTTAGAGTAATTGTTTATGGATTGTGCGTGTATGGGTTTGTAGTATCTTTAATTAATCATGAGATTCCTTGGTGGCCTCTGATTCTTTTCTTTACTTTTTCGTCTTGGTTGCGTATGATAGGCATTAATGCCATTATTCGTAATCTATCGACTAGGCCAGCACCAATAGCCACCGTTGACCCACAAGAGATCGAAGCATTGGTTAATGTATATACATTTCGTAATATGTTTATGGGAGGCCCAAACTAATGACTTGCATTGTCGCTGCGACAAATGGAACAAAAGTGTTCATGGCAGCAGATTCCTGTGCAGTTGACGAGACATCTATTTCTTCCAGAAAGACTCCTAAGATTTTTATTAAGGGGTCTTTTCTGTTGGGGTACTGCCAAAGTTTTAGATTAGGTCAAATAGCACAGTATGCCTTTGACCCTCCCGCCCTTCCCACAATTAAATTAACTGATGATGTTCTTACAGGTTATATGGTTAAAAACTTTGTGCCAGCATTAAAAAAATGTTTAGAGGAAAATAATTTTCCTTATCATGATGATGACAAAGATGACTGGGAAATTATTGTAGGAATAAAGGGTCGAATCTTTGTGGTAGAGAACGATTGGCAAGTTGGATTAGATATACATAATTACTGGGCTTCCGGCGCAGGCGCACACATTGCTTTGGGTGCGCTTTTTGCTTGCGAGGATATGGAGCCTAATGCTAGACTCATGGTGGCATTAAATGCTGCTAAAGAATTCTCTCCATTTGTGAGAGAACCATTTAATTTTCTATCCGTATAAGGACGGCTATGAGCATTCTAGATTTTAAGCAGGAAAATCCCGGCCCATCCTTTGACATGTCTGGAATTATTATGCATGAGTGCGTATGTGGTTCAGATATGTGGAAAGTAGTGGTTACTTTTGAAGATTATGAAATTGCAGGATACCTGCTAGACATGGAGTGTTTCCATTGTGGAACACGGGCAACAGCACCAACACCAATAGACCATCCAGAATACGAGGCATAATGGAAAACGAATTTGAAAGTCTAGGAATGGACTACGAAGCAATCTATCTTCAGGTTGCCCAAGAGTTTCATGATAAATATATTGCTAATCCCGACCGCGAGACAGACTATACTCTTGCAATTGCAATGGAATATACTGAATTTATTATTGATCGTTGTGATGAACTTACAGCAGACATGTATTTTACTCTCAAAGGGTTAGAGAATGAACCACCACTCTGAAGTAATTGAATTTATTGCTAAGGACATGATTGCCTATGACAGAAGTCACAAGGAAAAAACGTGGCGGGAATTGGCAGAAGTAGCGTATAGTGCTTGTATAAGACATTACATGATGCAAATGATGCAGGAGGTAAACAATAATGGACGACAACAGTCTCGGTTATTTTAATTACAAATTTTTTACAATGAATGACGAAATCCTTGAATCTTAAACAAAGGCTGTGGTAATATAAAAATAAGAACCCACAAGGAGCCTAATTTATTAAAACCCACAAGGAGTAATACCGTATGAAAAAGATTATTGCAAAGATTAAAAATAAGTTTACAAATGAAGACAACTCGTTTCTTAACACTTGGGAAAAAGAAAGAATGAATGCTGCTCGTTACGGGCATTCTCACGTAGAAGAAATAGATGTAATTTTCAGTCGCCATATTCGATAGATAGGAATCATAGTGCAGGTTTTCCTTCCACATAAAAACTTTACTGAATCTGCGCGGGCGTTAGATCAAAAACGCCTTGTCAAGCAGTTGTTAGAGGGTCGTCAGATTCTTGCAGCAATTGCTGGAGATTCTAAAGGTTGGGTTAATCACCCTGCCACTAAAATGTTTCGCAACAGTCCCAATACTCTTGTAGCATATTTACATGCCATTGCTACAGAGATGGGTATGCGTGGATATAAGTGGGAAAATAATTGGTCGTTTATTGAAAAATATGCACAGCAACTTAGGAACTTTGACTTTGGTAAGCCTTCTTGGATGCATGGAACAGAGTTTGATAAAGTTATTATTACTCATCGTGCTAATCTATATCTTAAGGCTCCCGATCTTTATCCACAGTATGAGTCGGCGGTAGATATTTACCGCCCTCTGGTATGCTGTGAGAGTTGTAATTATTATTGGCCTACACATATTAAGGAAGCAGCATGAGTAAGTTAAATCATACAGATTTTTATTTTACATATGAAGAGTATCTTTCTATGTTTTCTAACGTATTTGAAAAAGTATATGGCAATGACAAGCACAAATGGCACCCTGAGGATTTTCAATATCAGGCAGAGACTGTTCTTCAGACAATGTGTAAGACGCTTAATGAAATGATTATTGTTAAGAAAAACATATAATGTTTGCAGATATTTCTTGGGCATCGTTTGCTATTTCTTGTTGTATAGTTGCCCTATTGTGTATTTGGGAAGTAGTCAAGCGTAATGATGATCAGTAAGATATAATTATTCCATGAATGATATAGATCGTGCATACCAACAAGGATATGATCAGGGACGAAAAGAAGAACGTTCTTTTATATGTTCCGAAATATATCGTTATGCTGCAAGATTGCATGATAAGGCGGAGGGCAATGGTCATCATTGGGTCATGACTATTTATAGATTGTTCGTGCGATAAATGCACGAACCAACTTGTCCTGTATTCGGTAGAAAACATTGTCATATTGACAGATGCGACTGCCATTTAATTGGCTGTAATTGTTCAAAAGAAAGTACTGACTATAAACACGGAGCGTTCGACGAAAGACAGCGTATTATTAATTTAATAAATAATATTCCTGATCGTACCCGTATGGTACAACTAGACTGGTGTTTAAAAAAAATAATTGAAACAATAGAAAAAAATAGTTGATAAAGAATTCTGTGATCATGTATACTTTCAGGAGATCATATGACGAGTACTTGTACTCACACTAGGCATCAAGAATATGATTGTCGAATTGCTGGTATGGTAAACAAAAAGAAGTTTCCATACGATAAGTGGTGTAGTAAGTGTAAAGAAACATTCCCCAACTTTGTAAAGGATAACAGTGAGCATTAATCAGGAAGAAACAGATCGCCTTTTACGCGATCTTGCATCAGCATCTAACGATGTAAAGAAGCAGATTTCTGGAAAGCCCGGTGAGGCTTCGGAAAAGCGATATGGTATCGCATATCAGCAATGTGTTAAGGCTGGCATCAAGCCACCATTGAAGAGGAAGTATCGGTAATGCGCGTAACGTTGTGGCATGATCGGCAGAACTTTCTTGTCGTGGACAATAATCCATTGCCGAATGATCCTACTGTAGATATTCCTAATAAGATTCTGGATCGTTACAATCGTATCATTAGAGATTGGTTAGACATTCAGGATGAATTAGAACAATTTAATCGTGAGCAGGACAGAGCGGAAGAGTACGAGAGACTTGCTTAGTCTCTCGTTATGCCTCCGTAACTCAGTGGATAGAGTGAAACACTTCTAATGTTTAAGTCGCAGGTTCGAATCCTGCCGGAGGCACTTTTTGTGCGGGAAGGCTTGAGTTAATGACTAGAGTCAGGTATCATGGTAGTATAATTGATTCTCATGGCGAGGGGGAATGTTCTCCCTACTGGTTAAAACCAGAACGCTATGTGATTGTTCTTGACAATGGAGAAACATTAATCAATGTAGGACACGAATCGTTCACTATTTTAGGAGATGATGATGCTAGAGATGAAATCCCCGACGTTTACGAAACTGGATAGATGCGACCGATGTGGCGCACAAGCATTTGTTCTTGTAAAAATGATGAGTGGAGAATTGTTTTTCTGTGGTCATCATTACGCAAAGTACGAATCCCCCCTAAATAAAGTGGCATACGAGGTTATTGATGACCGCGAAACAATTAACAACAAGAGCGAATCTAGCGCGTAAGGAAGATAATGGACAACGACCCAGAAGTTGACGCAATTATTGCGGAGATGGTTGATTTTGGAGTTCTTCAGCCCAATGGCATGTATGGGGAAGAGTTCACCTACAATGTTGACATGAAGAGTGCAAAGAAGCATTTCCCTGAGTTTTATGAAATGCTTATGCAGGATGTTGACGACACCATGCTTGAATTAGTCAAGCATGATTTAGTTTCTGTTAATTACGATGAGAATCTTACCGCCAGTTTTGAGATTACTGAAAAAGGCAAGGAAGTTCTTGAGGCTGGTAATCATGGGGAGTACTTCTCCAATGAATCCTTTGACGAGTCGTAGAATTTCTTGACTAAGGTATAATGTTGTTATGGCTGATATTAATTTAACTCCTAGTGATGGGATGGTTGCTGCTGCAAAGCGTGCTTTGAAATGGCATGAAGACGGCAAGCGCGGAGGGACTATTATTGGCGTGACTCGCGCAGGACAGTTGAGTCGCAGAGAAAACCTATCTCCTCGTACTGTAAAAAGGATGTTTAGTTTTTTTAGCAGACATGAAGTAGATAAGAAAGCAAAGGGATTCAATTCAGGAGAAGAGGGTTTCCCTTCCCCCGGTCGCGTCGCATGGGATATGTGGGGCGGAGATGCCGGATTCTCTTGGTCAAGAAAGAAGGTGAATCAACTAAATGGATAATAATCAACAAGACAACAACCCAGTACAGCCAGCATCAGGACCAAATAACCTTGGAACAGGAGTAGGTCCAGATAACGCTGACGGTTACTCTCTTACAAATCGGTCACTCTGGGACGGTGGATACAATTTTCAAGATATCGGAATCAACGAGCCAAAGACAATGACAGGTAATAGCGTACAGAGTCCTTTCACTGGTCAGGATGTTTCAATGACAACAGGTCAGCCTTTTGGCGGACCAATTGTTTCAACAGAAACAGAGCCAAACGTTCGTCGTGAAGCAGGCCCGTACTAAAATGCCAGATAATCAAGGTAGACTTTCTCCTTTAACATCCTCTAGCGGTCAACGCCAAGAGGAGCCTGACAATTCTGTAGAGTATTATGTTAAGGCATCTAAGGAAGAGTCTGAGTATGTCGATGCAGCAAACAACAAGAAATCACTTTATTGTTGTACATGTAAGTTTTTTGTAGCCTCTGAGGAGGCTTGCACTGTTGTTGCTGGTAGAATCGAAGATAAAGCATATTGCAAACTTTATATTGAAGGTGGTGAAAAAATGAGTGATAAAGGATTAGACGTTAATGAATCTATTACAACAGACAATAGTTATGTACCGAATACATCAGTAGAACCCGATCCCCAGAGCGAACTTGCCATGCAGAAGGCATCAGTAGTTGGTGGTCCAACTTACACAGAGCCAGCAAAATTAGATGGCACTGGAAACTACAGCACCACAGCCAATTCAACAACAGATGCTCCCTCTGCCGGTGAAACTACAGAGCCAGATGAGGTTAATAAGTCAGATGATAACATGCAACTGTGTAACTGTGCAGGTATGAGTAAGTGTATCGGTTGTGCATGTTCCGGTTGCCAGACTTGCGATGGTTGCGACGATAGCGATGGAGAATGTTGTCAAGGATGTTCCTGTGAACATGCTATGTCAAAGGCAGATACATGCAACTGTTGTACAGATTGTGGATCAGATTGCGGTGGCGATTGCTGTTCAGATTGTAGCATGACTACCAAGGCTGCTTCTAAAGAAGATGAGAAGTCAGAGCCAGCACCGGACGTAGAAGAACTTGAGAAGTCCGTAGATAAATCTCTGTGGGGAAATGCTTTCTCCCCCGGAATTCCACGCGCTGCTGTTAATTTTATGTTCAAGTCAGAGTAATTTAATTAGTTAATTAAATAGAGAAGCGGTCTAAATTGGGCCGCTTCTCTATTTCTAAGGAGAAATCATGAGAGTATTGGTTGTTGGTAGTCGAAACTGGACTGACTACAATGAAGTTATGCGTAATCTAACTATTGCTATTGAAGATGCTTCCATCTTTTCCCCCGATGACAAACGCATTGTATTTGTTCATACGGGTGCATCTGGTGCAGAAAATATGACTACTGAATATGTGGGCAAGGTGGAAAAATACATGCGTCAGAAAGAATATGCAGTTAAAGAAGAGTTAGTTAATAATAGATTGAGTGGTAACAACATAGACAAGTTGACCGCCGACTATGACACTATAACTTCTGGCATTGACTCCGCTGTAATCTTCGTTCGAGGTAAAGATCGTCGTGCAGAGTATTGCATCAGTATCCTTAAAGAAATGGATATTCCTACCAAAGTTGTAAGGGACAAGTCATGAATGAATATCAACAGGGCCGCGAAGACGCGGCTAGAGATGTTAGAGAAGCCCTAATGGCTTCATTTGGTATATTGTATATTGATACATGTGAACGTATTGTAGCGGCTGCGCTGGGTGAATGATGCTATGGTCTTGGATACTGGCTGCGTTTGGCGTAACAACAATGTTCTTTGCCGGTCGTATGAAGTGGTGGGCTTGGCCTATTGGTATTTTTACTGAGGGTATGTGGATTTATTACTCCATAATTTCTGAGCAGTATGGATTTATTGTTGCTTCTTTAGCATACATAGTCGTATACTTAAAAAACACAAAGACGTGGTATCGGAAAGGCAAAACAAATGCTTCAGGAGAGTGACTCGCAGTTGTCCAACAGGGACCGCCGCTATCTTAATCTTGCTAAGAACGTTGCCATGTCGTCATCAGAAAGAATGATGCATGGCGCGGTTATTGTAAAGAGTAATCGTGTTCTTAGTGTAGGTATTAATAAGTTTCGTAATCATCCTGACATTATTCCAGAGGAACAAATTAAAACTTCCTGTTCTGTTCATGCAGAGGCAGATGCTCTTCGTAAGATAAAGGATGCAAAGGGCGCAACAATTTATGTGGCAAGGATTAATAGGCGTGGCAAGCAAAGACTTTCTCGCCCCTGCGATAATTGCTATAAAGCAATTAAAGAAGCAGGAATAAATAAAATTATCTATACTGATTGATTGACTAAAACCGTATCAAACTGATACAATTAATACATTATAACTACTAGCATTGGGACTAAGATGTCAAATTATGCA